GAGATGTATGCAGAAACATAAACACCCTTATAGAACTTCTTAGATTCTGGATCAAAATATTTTTCTTCTTTAAATGAGACCATCTTTCCTATTGCTGATGGTTGATGCATTTCTCTAATGTTCCCACGGAATTTAGCAAAAGCATTCATTGATGCTTCTGTGGTCACAATATCCATTTGCTTATCAAGATTATCAAGGGATGCAAAACCAGAAACTATTCTGCGGCCTTCGTCTACTTTTGTGAGTGGCATTGATAAGCGAACGTTGTCGCCTTCAGTCACCCAGGAAGCCTTATTTATTTTCATATCAGTCCTATTATATCAAATGTTTATGAAGTTTTCTCAACTATTGAGATGATCGACCTTCACCCTGTGGATTTCTCCCAGAGACAGTTGCTGTGCCATCAGATTGACTATTAGTTCTTTCTGTATCCCTTTGTCGATTACCTGCTAGGTTTGCTCTTGCATCTGTAGCCTGTCTTGCAGATAGTTGAAGAGGCTCATCTCCATGGCTAACCTGAGGCAAGTCAAGAATTTCACGAGCCTCGTTTGGTAGCATAATCTGAGTCTTAACATATCTTTCAAGAATTTGAGACTGGGCTATTTCATCTGTTAGTGTCAATTCATTAAACTTAAGTTCAAGGATATCTGTTTTTTCACGAATGATCTTGTTGACAACCTTCTCCAAATGATGCTGTGCTGGGCGTGCAACCTGTTCCTTGAATGTGCGATCTTGTGCTAAGGCGGCTGCGATAGCGCCAGAGTCTGCTCCACCAAGTTTTGAAATTGGTACCTGGTGAGCAATTAAAATATCATCACGATTTTGCTTTCGGTACTCTTTAAATGATCCATCTTGAATTCCATTTTCAATTGGCTCCATCTTGAACTCAACCTTATTTTGATCTGTATCCCCAGGAAGTGGAATATAGAGAGTTCTGTGTGACTGAGACTTAAGTCCAGTCTGCAGGAATCTAAACATTTTGTCTTCTGCATCCCCCGAAAGTTGTGCACCCTTGAGGGTAATTACATATCTTGGGACAGCCTTATTTTCAAAATAATCAATGTTGTACTGTGACGCTAGTTTGTCTCCAATAAGTGAAGGAAGAGCAGAAACAATATCAGGAACTCCATAAAACGTATTTAGAGGAGAATACTCTTTAAGGTGAATAATTTCATTTGGGCGAGCATCAGTAGTTACTGGGTTTTGGTTGCTTGCCCCAAAGTTACGGAAGTAAACTACCTTCTGACCAATAATCTGCAAGAACCCATCGTGAAGTCTACGCACTCTAACCGTAGTGGCTGGTATGTGACCAATGTATCCAATTTCACCCTCTACGTTTCTTCCTACTTCAATAAAACCATTTCCAGTTGCTTGTACATCTGTAAAAACTTTTTCCATAATTTTTGTAAAAGAATCATCATCATTAAGGTTTTCTAACCAATCACGAATCTCAATCTTCATTCTTTCAACACGCTTGCGAGCACGTTTTACTTTGTCTTGATCTTCGCTCATTTCAAAACGAAGAGAGGTGCTATCTGTCATATCAAATCTGTAGCCAAGTCCAACAATGTTTTCGACCTTAGCATCAATGGCTGCGTGGTTAGCAAATGATGTATCATAAAAGTTTGCCAACTCATACATATTGTATGGTGGAGTAATTACATCAAACAAACCATAACCATTGCGATATACAGTTCCAGGATTGATTTGTTTAGATCCAGAATCTTGTCCAGAAGGCATAGCATTTGCTGCATCTAAATATGCTTCATCTCCAACTGCTTTATTTACAACTCTAGACACTCTTCGTTTAAAGTTTTGATCTAAACCAGAATACTCTCTTAGGCTTTCCCAAGATTTAGTAAATGGATCTTGATCTCTAAAAAGATTTTCTGGTTCTTCTTGTGTGTTTAGACTTGCTCTAATTATAGGGTTATCGTTATTCATCTAACGCTCCCCTGCCATATTTGTCAACTGTATCTTGTGCAGCCTTCCAAGCACCAAGGTCGTTCATTGATGGAATTAAACCTTGCTTAAGTCTATCCATCTGCTCTGAATGCTCTTCATCTGTAATTCTTGTAAGTCCAGCAACAAAGACTGCTTCTCCATCTCCTGGATCGCCAAAGTGTTTTGCTGCAGTTTTTAGTTGTGCAATCTTAGAAATATCACCACGCATTGACTCAATATTGAGTACATTGCCTTCTCCGTCTGTAAACCACTTGCCAGTTGATTTCTTGTATACGTAAAGTCCCCAGTCATATTGCTTCTCAATGACCTTTCTTCGGACATTGCTTACTATGGGTTTGCCAGTTTTTTGACTAATTAATGGATTCATAACCTTTAGTATACCATATTAGACTGGAGTGACTACAGAACTTGACCACTCTACAGCATCATATATTTTTAGTTTATCTGAATCTAGAATCATGCCCTCTCCATCATCAATAATAATCTTATTAGTTCCGATATAAGTCTTATAGATATCTGAAGGATTTACTCCATACGTTGAAGATGTTGACAATACCAGCATTCCGTTCCAGGAGTAGTTTGTTTCCCAGTATTGCCAGTCAAAATTGGTACCGTCTTCTGTTTTAACATTTGCCCAAGGCCTTGTGGTTACGCTACGGATTTGCTGAAGATCTGTGGCTTGGTAATAAGAAATATTGTTGAATACCCCAGAACCATTGATATTAATTGATCCAAGAAATGAGTCAAATATTAATGGCGAAGCAAAAGAAATTCCTATGATTGACCACTCTTTAATTGTCAGGACTGGCTCTCTAACTATAGATCCATTAATATAATATGATAAACCGTTGACCGCTTCTCCAGTAGAATCGTTTAAGGCAAATATCTTTGCTCTTGTTCTTTCTGAGTTAGTTGCAACTAAATAAAACTTAATTGTTTCATTTTTATGGTTTATTTCAAATAGTTGTGAAGGGGTGCTTGGAAATTGTGGATTGTCATTTCTATACCAAGTTTGAAAAGCACTAATTTTATAATTATTTGCAATTGTTGTATTTACTGGAAAAGATATTCCACGATCAATAGATGCTGAAAATTCTCCACGGACTTCAATTCCAGAATTTCTGGTCATATATAGATAGGGTGTGCTGCCTTTGTAAATGCTGAAAGGATTTTTAGATTTATAATCATAATAAATTCCAGCCTTCTTGTATGGGAAAAGACTATTTCCAAACTTAGTTCCAATGGGGTTAAAAGAGTTATCGTTAAGAACTTGAGATGCAAGAGAAAGATTTCTAACAGCAATTGGTTTTGTCAAAATTCCCCGACTATTAAATTCTAAATGATAGACAATTGCCAGTTCGTTAAAGTCTACAGTTCTATCTGGATAAATTAACATATTATCTATAACCTCAAACTTAGTAAGTTGCCACTGGTCATGCTCACTAATATCTAAAATTTTTGCTTCTAAAGGTTTGTCGGAAAGGGTAAAACTACTTAATGGAGCATTGGCACCCTCGGCAACATACTGAAAAGTTACATAACTTTTTACGTTGGCACTATCTGTATTATATACATTTTTTATTACATATTGTTCTGACATATCAAGATAATCTGACCACCCATTTTCATCAGGATCATCTAAGTCTGCGTATGTTTGTTGTGTTGGAGAGGAATAAGTTAGGTGTAGATCTTCATAAGAAAATGATTCTGTACCAATATTTTCTTCTGTAAGAGACGAAGGCTTTGGGTAATCAATATTAAATTGAATAAAGTCTAGATCATAATATTCGTTGCCAACATCATTTTTAACGTATTGTGCAAAATATGAAAGTGGCATATAGTCTTGCCAATACCCAGATACTCCTATGTCTAAATAAAAATTATCATAGGCTTCTGTTGGTAGAAGTGTATAACTTGCGGTATGAACTAAAAGTTCGTCTGCATCGTTCATATCTACTATTCCGTTAGAAGCAAAATGATTTTCAATTTGTGATTTATTAAAGGTTGTTCCTGCACCAAAAGAATATAGATACCCAGCAAATGTTCTTTGGCTAGAATCATCACCAGCAACATATATGCTTAGCCCATTTCTATTTCCAAAAAACGATGCAAGGTTGCCACCAAAGTTATTAACAACTTTATGAATATCAATTCCTACAGCAAACTTTAGCCCTATGGGAAATTCTTGTCCCATTAAAATTTCTTCTTGAACACCATTAAATGTTAGATAGTAATCAATATTCGGTCCATCTTTTCTAATACTAAACTTGTTTCCATTTATTGTATTTTTAATTTCAATAATCGTTTGCTCTGTTAGGTCATCTTCGTTTATCTGAACAACTGCATATATAGCATGAACTTCATCATTGATTATATTAAGATTAGGAAAATTAAAATATCCATTGATAGCAGACCAAGTATCATTTGGTCTAAATGTTATAAATTTATTGTTTCCAACTTGAATAGCACTGTTATCATTATAAAAATTATTAAGTGTTTTTGATCCTAAAAATATTTCAGGTAAAGAATACTGTGGTGTTTGCAATGTTATGTTTGATGCTACAAGATTATCAAAACTTCCTTGTCTCCATTTAGCAAAACTAGGGTAAGAATAGTTTGCTGTGTAGTCAGCAAAACTATAATCAATAAAAGCAGAAATACCTCCATAGGCAGAGTTAATGCCTTCTGGTGATTCAACTCCTTGACCATAAACCCATCGTCTCTTTGCCACAGTGACTGGGACCTGATATG